CGTGTCGATGACGCCGATCGGGTCGGCGGTGGCATACTTGCTGAGGAGGTCGTCCCCGGTGAGCGTCGTCTTGTAGGGCGACCCGTAGTTGCCGGCGGTGAAGAGCAGCGTCTTGGCGCTGAACTCCTTGCGCAGCAGGATGAGATCCGTGAGGGTCTCGACGGTCTTCTGCCGGGGCTGCAGGGGCTGGTCGGCATTGGCCACGGCCGCGTCGGGAAGGAAGTCCTTCAGTGCGTGGTCGATGCAATTGTAGGAGGCCGTGGAGACGTTCCAGTCGACCATCTTGGCCTCGTCCTTGGGGCCGCGGATGGTCTCGGGAAGGGTGAAGCGGTCCTTCTTGTCGTAAATGTAATAGGAATCGGACTTCTTCTCGACAGGCACGGACGGGACCGCCGCGGCTGCGATGAACTCCTCGTTGCGGTATTCAACCGCGAAATTCGTCAACGGACGGTCGACGTGGAGATCGGTGGGATTCGGCATTTTCTATATCCTCCTCGTGTGAAAGAGTGGTTTGCGGTTACGTCCTCCAGGGCAGCCCGGAAGCGATTAATCGTCACCGGAGCCGCTGATGTAGCTCGGGCCGACCAGCAGCACTTCGATCAGGTCTCCATCTTCCGTGGCGGCCTCGAGGGCGATGGCGAAGTAGTAGGCGTCGTCGCCGGAGACCTTGACGCCCTTGTAGGCGCTGTTGGACCCGATGAAATCGCCCACGGCGATGTCCGTCGTGGCGTCGACGATCAACAGGGCCGTGCCGATGAGGGCCACCTCGGCCTCGCCGCCCAGCTCGCTGGGCTTGTTGCGAAGCGGGCCCAGGACGATCGCGCCGCCGGAGGAATCGCCGTAGTCGACGCGGCCGTTGCTGTCCAGCTTCATCGCGTAGTATTGATAGCTCGAGAGATCCCTGGCGGCTTCCCTCGTAAGGCATCCGATGACATTTTCATTGACTCCACCCATGATGAACCTCCTTCAGGGTCGGTATGTGTTGTGCGGTTTGCGGCGGTTAGCGGCCCAGGTACATGGACGCCAGCGCCTTGTTCTCCTTGATCACGCGCTCGTAGGCGGCCTTGTAGGAGAAACCCTCCTTCGCCTGGAGCTCCTTGGCCATGGCGTCGATCTTGTCGCCCGCCCCGGCCTTGTCGGCCGCCGTCACCTCCTGGTCGCCGGAGCCGTCACCGGGATCCGGGGCCGCCACGGACTTGGCCGTCGTGTCTTCCTGGAAGTTCTTCAGCTTCGTTTCCCGCAGCTGCCGCTCGGCGTTGATGACCTGGACGGCCGCCTCGGCCCCCGTGGTCTTCCCGTCGAACTTGAGCTGCGCGATCAGGGCCTCGTGCCCGGGCATGGACTGGGCCTCGACGTCCTGGATCCGCTTGCGCTCGGCCTCGGCACCGGAGGCACTGCCCTCGGTCCTGCCCTTCTCGAGCCCATCGTCCAGGCCCCGCTGGAACGCCTTGGTCTCGATCTCGGCATGGATCTCGGGATATGCGGCTTTGAATGTTTCAACCGTGAATTCCATCTTTCTTCAACCTCCTCCGGGCGTCATCCTTCATGGCCTCCCGGCCGATGAACGCCGCCTTGTATTTTGCGAGATTATTCTGCAAATCGACCAGCGTGGAGACACCGTCCACGAGGCCGACATCGATGGCCTGCCTGCCGAGGAAGACCCTGCCGTCGGCCCAGGGGATGGAATCGGCCTTTCCGTCCTTCGTCGTGTCCAGCGAGAGCTTGCGGTTCGCGGCCACGGAATTGAGAAAGACGCCGTAGATGTGATCGAGCTCGTCCTGGATGGTGCGCCGGCCCGTCTCCGAGAGGGGCTCGTACATCGAGTGTGCCCTCTTGTACCGGCCGGCGGTGATCTCCGTGACCTTGATGCCTGCCTCGTCGTAGGCCCTCGAGTAATCGACGTGGCGGGCGACGACGCCGATGGAGCCAACCGTGACCGTGTCGCTGGAGATGTAGATCCGGTCCGCGGCCGAGCCGATCCAGTAAGCGGCCGAGGCCATCATGCCGTCGGTAAAGGCGACGACGCACTTGTCCTTGTCCCTGCCCCGCGCCGCAGAGATCTCCATGGCCAGCTCCTGGGTGCCGTCCACGGCGCCGCCCGGGCTGTCGGTATAGAGCAGGATGGAGTGAACCCCGGGATCCGCCATGGCCCGCCGGAAATCCTTCATGACCAGCTCAGACGACACGCCCCCGGAGATCCGCATGAACACGTTCATCCGCTTGGCGATGACGCCGTCGATCTGGATCGTGGCCACACCCCGGTCGATCTGAAGGGGCTTCACCTGGTTGTCGAGCGGACGGCCGATGGCCGCTTCGACGGCAGCCAGGTCGATCTTCTCGCCTCGCAGGTGGACCTTGTAGATCTCCTGTATCTCGACGAGCTTCTCGGGAAGGATCGCCCAGGGGGCGGTGAGGACATCAATCAGTTTCAAGGTCTTCGTCCCCCTTTTCGTCGGTTTGATCTTTCGCGGGCGGCGCTGCGGGCGGCGCCGCGGGCTTCTCCTTTTTCGCAAGCCCTGCCCCGTCGATGAGCTTCTGCTCCTTCTGGCGCTGCTTGACGTTGCGCTCGAAGTCGCCGCCGGTGAGGGCCGCCGTCTCCTGGGCGTGCGTGGTGAGCAGTAGATCCAAGCGCTTCTCGGCCGCCACGACCTCCTTGACCGGGTCGACCTGGCCGGGGGAGGGCCCGATCCACTGGGCCCCGCAGTAGGCCAGCCGGACGAGCGGGTCGGCAAAGAAGCCGGGCGCCGCGATGCGGCCCATGGCGACGGCCTCGTAGAGAAAGATCTCGTAGAGCGGCTGCATGAAGTTGTTGACGAACCAGGTGCGCCGGCACAGGAAAAACTTCCAGGCCTCCAGCAGGGCCGCCCTCGAGGCGCTGTAGGACGCCGTGAAATGCTTGATGAGGACCTCGTAGGGGATCTCCAGGGCGATGCCGATCTGGCGCACGATCGCGAGGAAGAACGGGTCGAAGCTGCTGTTGGGCCTGCCGGGATTGGCCGTCGAGATGTCCTCGTTGCGGGCCAGGTGAAGAATGGCGCCGACGCCCATCTTGTAGTCCTCGTCGGTGGTGCTCCCGCCCGTCTCCGACGTGGGAGCCATGGGCGAAAGATCGGCGTCTCCGGATTCGGTCTTCACGAACACGGTGAACATGGCCGATATGACGGCGGCCATCAGCTCGGCCTCCGTGTAGCGGTCGATCTGCCGCAGGGGCTCGATGACCGGGGCCAGGAACGGGACGCCGCGTGTCTGGCCCACCCGCAGCGGGCGGCACAGGTGCAGCACGTTGCGCAGGCCCGTCCGGGGGCTGTAGGCCGGGACGATCGTCCAGCCCGCTTTCGACGTGTAGGCGATCGAGCTGTTCGGGTGGCGGTTCATGATGTGGTACTGCACCGGGGCCCCGTCCTCGTCCTTCTCGACGCCCTGGACGAGCTTCTCGGTATTCTGCCGGTTGTCCTTGTTGCAGACGCGGTCCGCCTCGACGAGCTGCACCTTCAGGCTGTAGGTGGAGCCCGGGCGCTTGCGGCGCGGAAGCAGGGCGAAGCAGTCGCCGTTCTCGAGAACCGAGCGGAAGGCCAGTTCGGCCAGCTCGGGGCCGGCCAGGCCGCGCGTCAGGTCGACGTCCTTGGTCTCCCAGAAGAGCCGCCACTCGCGCATGGCGATGGACTCCCAGGCGTCGGACTGCTCGTCGGTCATGTCCAGGATCTCGCGGTCGAGCTGGGCCTGCAGGGTGAGGCCCGAGCCGATGACGTTGGTCACCGTGGTGCTCACGGCGCCGGTGGCAAGCGGGGTGTTGCGCACCAGGTCGCGGCAGCGGGCCCGCATGATGGACAAATCGTAGATCGTGTTGCTGTCGGCGTCGACCTCGAGGGGGTTCCAGCGGGTGGTCTGCCGGCGCGACGTGGAGCCGCCGATGTAGGATCCGGACAGGGCCTCGAACATGCGGGCGCGCAGGCGCTGGGCGCCCTTCACGGGGTTGAAATAGTTGACGACGCGATCGACCAGGTTGCCCGACACGTTCACGTCCTTTCCGTCGATCCGGAGGGTCTGCTTCATGAAGGCGTCCCTCCCCGCACGCGGATCCCGCCCCGGGAGAGCCGCTTGACCTGGGCGTCCCAGAACACGATGTTGTTGCGGATCTCCTTGGCGTCGGCGCGGGTGAGCGACCTTCCGCCCACGGTGTAAGCCTGGCCCGTGGCCACCGCGGTGTCGGCAGCCATCCAGAGGGCCAGTTGCGCTTCAGCCTGCGTCAGGGTGATTCCCGCCATCGTTCCTTTATCGAGGGCCCGGCCCGGTCAGCGCCCGATGCGAAGCCGGACCGGACCCCAGGAGAGAGGTAGTTGATTCAGGCATGTCAATAACACGGGATTTTTTACGAACAGCGGAAGGTACCGATTTGAACCGATTTGAACCGATTTAAGCCGATTTAAGCCGAAATGACCCGAAAAGAACCGTTGACAGGGTTGTCAGCGGGACGCTTTTTTCCTCTTTTCCTCCTTCTTTTGTTCCGTTTCCACCGTCATCTTGATGAAGAAACGGTCGAGGGTTTCGCGATGGACGAAATACCGGCCGTCCGTCATCTTGATGGGGGCACCCTTGGCGATCAGCCAGTTGAAGGTCTTCCTGCCGAACCCGTAGGCCTTGCAGATCTCGTCGCGCCCGAAGATGACTTGCTGCGTTTTCTCCATCGTTTCCTCTCCCCTTTACGAGTTGATCCCCTTGCTGACGACTTTGCGCTGTGCGGGCCGGTTCTGCGCGGCCCCAGCGATGAGCCGCAGGCCGCCGCCCGGGAACTCCATCTCGACGCACGCCGCGGCCAGGACCTCGGCGTCGAGCAGGTGGTTGGGCCGCTGGTGGATGTTCACCCACTCCTCGTGGCCCTTCTCGTCGCGCTGCTTCTCCTCGGCCAGGATCTGCGCCACGTAGTCGGACCCCGTGCCGGCGTGCAGGAAGGCCGCTCCCGGCAGCGCCCGCGTCTCTTCCTTGCCGGCCAGGTCCAGGCGCCAGTGGAACTGGTCCTTCGCCTTGGTCGTATCCACGGACAGGATGCGCAGGCCCGCCGGCAGCTTCTTGCCCTTCGACGTCATGAGGATCTCGGCGCCGAGCTTGAGCATGCCGGGCATGGCGGAGCTCGCGCCCTTCGTGCCCCAGAGGGCCACGCCGTTGCGGCCCCTGTTTTTCAGAAGCCACAGGTAGGTCTCGTCGGTCATCGTCATGTCCTCGAACTTCTCGCCGCCGCCCGTGTCGACGCAGGCGCGGAAGGGGCGCATGGTTTTTCCCGTGGAGGCCATTGGGTAGGACGTCTCGAAGATCAGCTTCTCGACGTCGGCCCACGTCGCCAAGAACCCGTAGTGGATCGTCCAGCTCGTGCCGCTGGCGGCCCAGGCCTTTACGACAAACCAGAAGCCGTTCTTCTGGACGTCCACGCCGACGGTAAGCGCGACGGTTTCATCCGGGACGACCTGCGCCGGCAGCGGGCAGCGGGCCGCAAGGATCTGTGCCTCGTCTCCGGAGATGACCGTGAGCTTCCAGGCGATGGCCAGGTGCTTGTTGTGGAAGTCCTTGAAGGCGTTGATGTCCGTCTGCCCATACAGAAAGGCGGAGGCCACGGTGGACAGGGGCACGAAGGTGGAGAGCCACGACGGGATGTGAAACCCGATCTTCACGGGGCGGCGGGTCCGGAGGACCTCGAAGAGCTTCGGTGGGACCGCCCCGGCCTGGAGACGCTCGTCGGGGACCCTTTCCCTCCAGCCGCCGCTGCGCACGGCCGCGTCGCGCTCGTAGTCGTTCCACTGCGCGAGGCAATGGGGGCACTCGTACCAGGCGAGCTTCTCCGCCTCGATCGTCCCCGGGTCCTCCGAGTGGCACTTCCCGTCGGGCCCCGGCTCTTCCTTGTGCGCCCACTTGATCTGCCCGAAGACCATCTTCTGATCGGCACCGCAAGCCGGGCAGCTCACCCAGAAGTCGAAGACGACCTGGGCTGCGGCCATAGCCTTCGTGACGTTGCCGCTCTCCGTCGTGGGCGTGGAGAACTTCCAGATCTTGCGGTTGTAGCGGTAGGTGATCGTCCGGGCCTCGCCCAGGCGGATCGGGTCGGTCTCGCGCTTGCCGGCCGTGTCGACGTACTTGTCGATCTCGTCGCAGATCAGGTAGCGGATCGGCTTGTTGGCCAGGCGGGCGGCGCTGCGGGCCCAGGCCATGTAGACGACCATGTGCTGCAGGTTGATCCGCAGCGACGAGGAATCGTCGTCCACCCCCGTCATGTAGGAGCGAAGGCGGGGGCTTCCCTTGATCATCGGCTGGATGCGGTCCTGGCTGTTCTCCTTGGCCGTCAGTTCGTCGGGGTAGATGCACAGGGCCGGACCCGGGTCGCGGTCGATGGCGTAGGCCAGGCAGTTGAGGACCGCCTCCGTCCCGCCCACCTGCGGGGCCTTGCAGACGACGATCTCCTGGACGGTCGGATACCACGAGGCGTCCATGATGCCCGCCAGGTAGGGCGTGACCTCGTTCTTCCACTTGCCCGGCAGGACGGACATCGTGACGTGGCGGTAACGCTCGCACCAGCGGGACACGGGGATCTTCTTGTGCTTGCGGAAGACCTTCCGCTCCGGCTCGCTGAAGGTGATCCTGTAGCGCTGCCGCCCGACGACCAGCCGCAACGCCGGCGGCAGCCAGGAAGTGGAGCGGGATATGTGGATGGCGTGGGGCATGGTCATTCCTATGCCGTGGGCAGTTTGCATGGATTGTCTATGATCTTGTCCAATGCCCTGGCCAGTGATCGAGCCTGCTGCTCGTCCCTTCTCTTTCCCTCGTCGTCACTGAACGAAAGCTTGGTGTCGCCCACCGTGACGTGAATCGAAGAAAATCCCGTTGACGTCCTGGTCCGTGATACCCGGATCAGCATCCCGTCTACAATTTCTTCTTCCGAAATCTCCCTCATTAAAAAATCACTCATCGTTCTCTCCTTTTCTTAGTGCGTTTCTGCTGATCACTTACTCCCGACCGTGACATGAACCAAGATGGTCTTCCCTTTTGCGGCCAGCACAACCCTGATCCTTTTGCCGTTTTGATAAATGAGAATTTTATCTTCCTTCATCTTATGTGTACCCTCCTCAGTGCGTTCCTGCTGATCACTTCCCTCTGCCCGTTGTCCGTGAACTCCACCAGGGCGCTGTTGGCCCGGCCCCGGTGCAGCACCCGGCAGCGCCGGCCGTACAGGGTCCGGCGCTTTTCGTTGTTGCGCCAGGCGTAGGTATAGATCACTTCTCCAGCCATGGCGATCCGTATGGCTTGAAGAGCTTCCGGCCGCCGTCCCTCGGCTCGAAGGCCTTCACGCCCCTGGCGTCGAGGTAGCTGCAGCGGTAGCTCCTGCCGGCGTCGTTCCAGATGCAGTCCTGGCGAGGCTTCACGTGGGTGATGGTCACCTTCCGCACCGGGATGGTCTCGGCGGCCGGGGCTTCAGACAGCGGACTCTGCCTTACCGGCTCCGGTTCTTTCGTCATGTCGAGAAGGATAAACCCGATCGCCACGAGAGCCAGCATGACCGACAAGGCAAACGCCGCATCCCTTACCGTTTCTTTTCTCATCGCATTTCCTCCGCTTCGGTTTCTTCCTCTTCCGCGTCGATCACCAGCTCGAACTCCTTCGCCTGGGCGTAGCTGTTGATGTGCTCGTCGAGGTCCCGGATCATCGTGTTGATCAGCTCGCCCGCCTTCTTCAGGTCCCCGTCGGCCATCCGGATCCAGTCGGCCACGCGGGACTGGATCCAGTGCTTGAGCCCCGCCTCGAGGATCCCGGCCCGGGCTGCTAGCTCGATCTCCATCTTCTCGCGCTCGATGTACTTGCCCAGCTCGCGGTCGTGCTGGAACAGCCTGCGGGAGTGCTCCAGCTCCAGGTTCTTCAGCTCCTGCTCGAGCTTCTTGCGCTGGAGCTGGTCCTCGAGGGTCTTGATCTTCTGCCCCGTCGAGGCCTCCTTCAGAAAGCTCTTCGCGTACCGGTCGACGTCCTTCTGCCGGAACTGCCCGTCGTCCTTCGGCAGGAACTTGCCCTGCTTGCGGTGCAGGTAGACCGTCGATTTCTTCGCGACGTAGCCGGCCTTCTCGAGGTACTCGAGGACCTCGTCCACGTTCGCGAATGTCTTGTCCTGCCCCTGGGCGTCATCGGTCATGAGATCAGGTTCTCCCAGCCGATCTCCCCGGCCGGGTGGCTCAGGATGAAGTCCCGCACCTGCGGGTCGTGGAACACGAGGCGGTTAATCCGACCCCCGACATATTTCCCGTCGCGCAGGACGGCGTAGCGATCCGGCGTGTTGATGATCCGCACGCCCGGGTTCTTCCGGAGCAACTCGCGCAGCTCCATCACCGCAGCCGGCAGCTGCGCCGATAGAGCCTCAGGCTGTAGAAAATAATCGGGAGGGGTGGCATTCACCTTCCCTGATAATGGCTGGTAAGGCTCTGCCTTTAGGTAACCGGAACGAACCCCGTCGATCGTCAGCGCCGGCGGCAGCCCCGCTCGAATCCACCGATCAAGGTCCGTCCCCATGGCGTACGCCTCCCCCGGATCCTTCCCCTGGGGCACGGGCCAGCGATCGCAGCGGGAGAAGTGCTCCTTCCACCAGGCCGTCTCTTTCTTCCCGGCCTCGTCATAGTCGATCGAGACGAGGATCTGCAGGGCCCCGCGGAGGACCTCGAAGGCCTCGGCGTCCGGCTTGGCGCTGACGGATCCCAGGCCCACGGCGCCGGCCAGTTCGTTGTTGGCCATCACGGCGATCGCGTCGAGCTCGCTCTCGATGATCACGAAGGCGCGGCGGTCCCGGCCGAGAAGCATCACGGACTTCGACGATCCGGACAGGACGACGTAGCGCCGGTCGGACTCCTGACGGCGGATCCGGATCCGGTGGATGATCCCGTCGCGGATGTAGGGGATCACAATCCCCACGGGGATCCAGAGCGCCTTGAGCTTCCCGTCGTCGCGATACTCCGGAGGGAGGCCCCAGGCGCTGCGGGCCCGGTAGATGTCCTTGCCGTTCTCGCCCGGGTTCCATCCCAGGCGGTAGTCCGCCACGGCCTGGGCGTTTATCCCCCTGGCAGCGAGCCACGCGATGGCCTCGGCGTTCTTCTCGAGGTGCCCCTGGGACCAGGCCAGAAACTTCTCCGCCCTCTCCTGCCAGAGATCCGCCGGCGGCACGGGTACCCAGGGCTTAAACTCCGGCCTCGGCCGCGGCGCCTCCGGACGCCAGCCAACGGGCCGTTCCGGCACGTCGATCCGGAGCTCGTTGCAGGCCTGCCGGAAGGTCATCCCCTTGAAGTCGATCAAATACTGGATGTTGTCCCCGGCCTTGTCGCAGCCCCGGCACCAGTAGCTGCCGCCCTCGCGCTGGTTCGGCCAGACGTGGAAGCGGTCCTTGCCCCCGCAGGACGGGCATGGGCCCTGCCACTCTCCGCCATGCGTCGAGGCCGCCTTCTTCTGTGTCTCCCACCCTATCAGCTCGAGGACGTTCTTCATCGGCGTACCCTTTTCAAACCCTCCCTCTCTTTTTCTTTTTTATATCTACTTAATATCATTCCAATATTAATGATCTTATTTATTACTCCCCCCCTCAAAACAGGCCTTTAGGGAGGGTTTGATAGTTTTACGGGTATTTACCCGCACGAGACTTTTGTGAAACGTGTTAGCTGGCGAAAAGGTTGGAAAACGCTCCAACCCTCCTTCTCGGAAATTCCAACCAGACCGTCTACGGCAATCCCCGAAGCAAATCGGGACGTTGAACCCTGTCCGGTCTCGGCCTGAAAACAGGGATGGTTTCTGGAGGGTCGGGGAGGGTTGTAGATACAGGGAGCGTTTTTCACCCTATTTTCTTTTTTCTGTGATTTTTTCAAAAATAAAGAAATACACATATTAACCCTCAAACCCTCCCTGATCACTGGAAAGGCAGACACCGTGATACATGACGACGCCCTCGGACTTGTTCTTCTCGTACTTCTGGCTGAGCTGCTTGCCGAACCAGGTGCCGCTCGGCTCGTTCTTTCCGATGTTGTCGTGGTACCATTCAACGAACCGGGCATAGAGCGCTGAGCTCTTTTCCTTGGCCCCCGGCTCTCTCGTGCAGCATTCATCGATGAAGTCGGCCAGGAGATCCTCGTTGCGGCGGTAGAGCTCCGTGGCCTCCGTGACCTCCTTGGGCGGCTTGAGGCCGTGCTTCTGGTACAGGAGGCAGCCGCGCACGAGCCACGCCAGGATCCCGGAGGCCTCCTGGAGGACCTGCTGGTCGAGGTTCTTGATGGCCGGCCGCTCGTAGGTCTCCTGGGGATCCCGTGTGACGAAGGAGATCGTGAAGGGGATCAGGTGCAGCCGCTCCCAGAAGGCCTTGTCGTTCGGCGGCGCCTGGGGCTGTGTGTTGGTCATCAGGAAGAGCTTGTGCGTCGGCTGGAACCGCGTCTGGTACTTGTCGTGCGGGTTGCGGCCGACGAGCGAGTCCTTGCCGGTGAGCCACTTGATCTTCGATGCGGAAAACCGGTGCCCCTCGTCCACCTCGGAGGCGAAGGCCATCCGGATCCCCTTCAGGCTCATGATGTCCGGCGAGGGCCCCGCGGCGCTCTTCGTGTACTTCGTCGAGAGCAGCATCTCGGATGCGATCGGGCCGGCCATGTCGCCCAGGATCTTCGAGATCGTCTCGATGATGAGGCTGCGGCCGTTCCACCCGGTTCGGCCGTACAGTACCGGGAAGACCTTTTCGCTCACCAGGCCCGTCATGGCATAACCGAAGAGCCGCTGCAGGTAGGCGATGAGGTCCTCGTTGCCGTTGAAGATCTCGTGGATGGACTTCTCCCAGAGCGTCGCCGGCGTGTCGATGCCCAGGAAGGGCACAGGGCTTGCCAGTGACAGGAAGTCGCCCGGGCGGCCCTCGTGCATGCGGCCCGTCTCGAGATCGATCACCCCGTTGGCGCAGGGAAACAGCATCGGCTTGTTGTCGAACTCCTCCCCCGTGATGGCCAGGGGGTCGTCGATCGTGTGCGCGAATTTCAGGCAGGCCGTGCGGCGCTTGTCCGCCCGCAGCTGGCTGACCCTCTTGAGCAGCTGCTTCTGCAGCTCCGTGAGTCGCTTGATCTTGCGCGAGTTGTCGACGTCCTGCTCGGCCGTGAGATCTCCGATCTTCCCGCCCAGGGCCTTGTACTCGCCCAGGTAGCGGTCCACGAGCTGCTCGACGACGGCCAGCGATCGGTTCATGATATCGCGCTTCCAGGAGTGGCCCTGCCATTCGAACCACTCCATGGTATTTTTGCAGTACAGGAACTGGTCCCGGAACAGGGTCGCATAGAGGACCCCATCACCCTGCTCGTTGGCGAAGAGGCACTCCTGGATAAACTGGCTCGAGAGCTCGGAGGCCTCCTCCGGAGGAGCCGTTGCGGCCTCCTGGGCGACCCTCTCCTCGACCTGCTTGCGCATGTCGTCATCTCTGTTGGTCACGTTTCAGCCTTTTGCGTAGTTCGTAGAGCCACCGCAGCGAGATCTCCGGGATCCCCTCCCGGATCTTCGCCGGCGCGACGCCGGCCTCGAGGAGGCGCAGGGCGACGGCCTTCTTGTCGGGATCCAGGAGGTGATCGGATCCCGGGACGAACTGCCGGCGGCAGCCGCCCTCGAGGCAGCGATATTTCTGCAGCCCGGCGTCCGTCTTGCCGTACCTGTCCACC